ATTGAGCAATTGAAAGAGAATCATCCACAAGCAAAGATTCTCAACTATGCAATCAACAACACAGAGAGATTGTTGCCATTGTATTTGAGTGAGTCAAGTGATGGTCATGGCAACTCGATATTTCCAGACAAGAACAATGTGACAACAGACTTTGTGAAAGTGCAAGGTGTGAAACTTAGCACTTTGATTGAAAGAAAAGAGATTGTCTTGAGTGATTTCAATGTGCTGAGGTACAACATTGAAGGTGCTGAGTGGCATCTGCTCAATGATTTGATTGAGAGTGAATTGTGGAACAAGTTCAACATTCTTTCTGGAGCAAGATCAGATATGCACAAGGTGACTCACTTGAAAGATTTGAAATGGCAATATCAAACTTTGGTGCTTGGATCTGGCAAATGGGTTGATTTTTGGTATCATCCACAACAGCAAAAGCGAAATAAAAAGATGATTGAAAAAATGAAAAGCAGAATCAATGAAAGAATTGACATTCCATCAAATAGTTGACAAGCTGCAAAAGCTTGAGCCATTTCACTTTGCCAGAGTTGGTGATGGTGAGATGATGTGCATGGCTGGAAAGCAAGGCAAGAATTGCGATGATCACAAATACTTTGTTGATCTTGGTCAAGCATTGAGAGCAATATACAAAAAAGAACAAGACTATTTTGTTGGCTTGCAGCCAGTCAAACATGGTCTTTTCACTGACTTTGACAAGTATCCTCAGCAGTGGTGCAATGCAGATGTGTTGCATGATGCATCAATCAAGGGATGGATGCCAGCACTCTTTCATGCTTTGAGCAATAGAAATGTGGTGATGATTGGCAATCATTCACTTGCAAAGCTCAATTTTATCAATGTCATGGTTGAGATACCAAAGAAAAATGCATGGCAAAAGAGACAAGAGATTTGGTCACATCTCAAGAAAATCATTGCAGAGCATTTTGACAAAAAGCTTGTGCTGTTGTTTAGTGCTGGCATGATGTCTGGTGTTCTCATTGATGAGATTGCAAACAATGAGCAAATCAACAGATTAGTGACTACAATTGACACTGGCAGCTTGTTTGATCCATATGTTGGCAAAACAACAAGATCATATCACAAACAAATCATTGAGAGAGAGAATGCATCATAAGCCTAAAATAAACATGATGAATGTTGATTGTCTTGAGTACATGAGAGAGTGTGCTGACAATCAATTTGATTTGGCAATTGTTGATCCACCTTATGGTGCAAATGATGCTATTGATTTAAAAAACGCAAAAAAACATTCTGCAAAAAGAAAAAAATATCATCAATTTGAAAACATCAAACCATCATCTGAATATTTCAATCAATTAAAAAGAATTTCAAAAGATCAAATTGTTTGGGGTGCAAATTTTTTTGGTTTAAGTGGTGGTTTTATTTGCTGGGACAAAAAAGGCACTGCTTTTGGTAGAGCTGAGTTGGCTTATTGTTCAAAAATAAAAAGTGTTCAAATTGTTGAAATTGTTTGGAATGGTATGCTGCAACATGATATGAAAAACAAAGAGTTGCGAATCCATCCAACTCAAAAGCCAGTGCAGTTGTACAAGTGGCTGCTTGACAACTATGCCAACAAAGGTGATTCAATCTTTGACTCTCATCTTGGCTCTGGCTCAATTGCAGTTGCTTGTCATGATTTAGGCTTTGAACTTACATCATGTGAGATTGATGCTGATTACCACAAAGCTGCTTTGAAAAGATTTGAATTGCACACCAGCCAAACAAAGTTGTTCAATGCCTAAACTTGATCCAATAGTGGTGAGCATTGCAACTCACAAAGCAAGAGAAAAGCACTTGATCAAGACCATTGAATCAATCAAGCAGTCTGTTGTGCCAGTATCAATTTATGTATTTGCCAATGATTACACACCAGAGATTGATGATGCTCAATGCTATCCAGTGACAGACAATGGTGCAAGATCAAAGTTTCTTGCTCACAACATGATTGATGATCCACATTATCATTTTACTTGTGATGATGATCTGATCTATCATCCACAATACTTTGAGACACTTGCTCTCAAGCTCAAGCAAAAGAATCACAGATGTGTTGCTGGTGTACATGGATCATATTATCTCAAGCATCCTGTTGATGATTATTTCTGGAGTCAGAAAGTGGTTCACTTTTCTGCTGAGATCAAAAATGACCAGTTTGTGACCATGCTTGGCACTGGCACAATGGCTTTTCACTCATCACTCTTTGATGATGTTGATTTGTTTTCATACATTGGTGCTGATTTCAACAACATGGTTGATGTCAAGGTTGCAGAGCTGTGCATCAACAGAGAGATTCCAAGACTCTGCATTCAAAGACCAAAAGACTTTGTCAAAGAGCAAGACAACTCACAAGAGTCAGCCATCTGGCACAAAGCAGCCAAAAGTGCTGAGAGACAGACTGCTGTGTTGAATGCCATTGACAAGAAAAAATTCATGTATAGACCAAAATGTTAAATTTGTAAATTATGAATATGAAAATCAATAAGCATGACAACAAGAAGTTTGTCAGAATAGCAAAAGGAAACAAAGTGCAAAATGATGTTGCACTCTCTGCTGCAAAGAGATTGGTTCACAAAGGATGGTCAATTGAGAGTGATCAATATGATCAAAATGGCTTTCCAAGACAACAACACATTGAGCAAGACATACCAGTTGCCAATATTCAACCATTTGCTGAGTCAAAAGCTGATCAGACTGATGAGCAAGATGTTGAAGTATTTGAAGCATCAGAGCCAGAGATTGATCAAGATGAGCTTGATGAGATCAAGACAATTATCATGAGAGCAAGATCAAAGTCAAAACTTGAAGCTCTCAAAGTGATGCATGGTCATATCTTTGAAGTGAATGAGTTAATAAATGAGCGTTTAACCAAATACAAATAAAACAAATGAGTGATTTGAACAAAATTCTTGAGGAGCTTGGTGATGATGAAAAGGCACAAGCTATCAAAGCAGCAATTGATGAAAACTATGTTGGCAGAAATGTGGCACATGAGGACAAGCAGATTGTTGGCAAAATAGTTGGCAAGACTCTTGGCTCTTTTGAGACAAAACTCAAGAGATCAATCAAAGGCATTGATGAGAATCTGATCAAGCCAACAGAAGTTGATGAGCTTGGCTTTGAGAAAGCTTTTGATGCAGCATTTGACAGATTGCAAAACAAGTTTGCTGAGTTGAATCAACAAGCAAAGTCATCTGGTGCAACAGACAAAGAGATCAAAGCACAGCTTGATGAAATCTCTGGCAAGTACAACAAAGCAGTGAGTGACTTGAATGCAATCTCATCTCAAAAGTCAAACATTGAGCAAGAGCTTGAGAAAAACAAATCAGAGTTTCAGAATTACAAAGTTGGATTGCAGCTCAACCAAAAAAAGCAAGCAGCTCTCAAAGAAGTTGATTTCACTGATACCTTGCAAGGCAAAGCCAAAGAGCTTGCCATCAAAGGTTTTCTTGATGACATTCAATCAAAGTACACAATTGAGCTTGATGACTCAGATGCAAGTGGATTGAGAATCACAGATAAGAATGGTCAGAGAGTAGCAAAGGACAACAGATTTTTGACTCTCTCTGAGATTTACAAAGATGAGGCAAAGCAAGCTGGTCTGCTCAAGATGTCTGCTGGTCAAGGCAATTCAAAAAAATCAATTATATTTGACAACAGCAAATCTGGAGATGCTGATCAAAATGCTCAAGGCTTAAAGATCAAATCCAGATAAACATTCAGCAACAAGTGAGTTGACTCTCAGAAAAAAGTCAAGTGTGCTGGCAAGCAGAAAATTGCAAAACAATTTTTTTCAAACAGTTTAAAACTTGATTTAAAATGAGTTATACTATTAATTCACTTGTTGAGTGCGAAAATGTACAAGCAGCACTTGATGAAAACTTTTTTGGTGCAGCATCTGGAATGTTCAACCAATCAAATCCTTTTCTTGATTATGTTGTTGGTGATGAGAATGCCAAAGTAGGTGTTCAAGAGCCATTGACAGCAAGAGGCAAGCTCAAAGGTGTGACAGTCAAATACTTCAACAGATACCTTGAAACTGACAATGATTTTGTTGGTAGCAATTCAAATGATTGCACTGGTGGTGGAGAGTTGACTGAGAATTTCTACACATATGATCTTGATGAGACAGAAGGTGACTCAATCAAGAAATCAATTCCAATCACTGACTTGGTGACTGGTTGCCAAGATGATGCAACTTATGTTGGACAGCAGATCCAAATGATGATCAATGTGCTTGAGAGAAAAATCAACACAGATGGCATCACACAAGCTGCTGCTCTTGTTGGTAATTTTAGAAGCACTGGAAACTCAAATGCAATCACTGTTGATGCAAAAAACACAGATGGTGCATGGGTGACCAACTTGATTGAGGATGTTCAATATGAGTTCACGGATATGGAGTACAATGACAAGATTGTTGCCATTGGTGGATCAAAACTTTGGAGTCAATACTGGTCAGCAATTGGTGCTGGTTGTTGTATTGACAAAAAAGGAATTGATCAAGGTGCATTGGCTGCTGGCACTCGAATCATGCCGATCTATGACAGAAAGATTGATGACATTGTTGGAGCAGAGAGATTCTTTGCATTTGCACCAGCAGCCATTCAGATGTTGAAATACAACAGATATGGTCATGGCTCACCAGCAAGAGAGATCACACAAGCTGACACAGTTGTTGGCACAGTGACATCTCCATTCTCTGGCTTAACCTTTGATTATCGTGCAAAGCTTGAGTGCGAGACTTGGAATTTCTTTGTTGGTTTGACTTACAAATTCGTAGTTGCACCAGATGATCTATTTGATGTAAATGATGACATGAGTGGTGTGAACTTGTTCAACCAGTT